ACAAATGGAGTGCTTACGAAATAGAAAACGGTTCTGAGCAATATGGTAAGTATCAAGAACGAGAAGAAAAATGCGTATTAAGAATCCGTGAATTGGAGTGGGTATTAAATGGCTTATAACGGATGATGGTTGGCATTGTTGCTGACCAAATAATGATAAAGTATCAATTTACTAAATACTAACTAAAATGCAAAAAACAAACAACGACCAAGAAAACAGCAATAATGTTAACCATGTGTTATATGCTGTTTGCCCTGAGTGCGGTGGGGATGGAAAGGAAACTTGTACAAACCCTGACCACGGATTTATAAATGCGTTTAGCTTCAACGATATAGGTAGAATTGGATGCCCTTGCTGTGGACACGATGATAATCATAAAGTGCCAAATGGCGGTAAGTGCGAGGTGTGCGAGGGCAATGGGAAAGTTACAATGAAACAAGCAGAAGATTATATTGCTCAATATGACTTTGAAATAGAAATAGTTCCTTGGGCAAATTGCATATAACGCTTTGAGGCTATGCGATGTTTTTTATTAACTCAAAAACCAAAATAACGATGAGTGAAGTTAATTTAAGTCCTGAGTTGCAAAAGCAATGGGATGATTTTAAAGAAAAGTGGATGAATGCAGAAGTTGAAATAATAGGCATTAAACATCCTTGGGCTGGCTGTAAAGGTGTTGTAATTTCATTTGACCACACTAATGCAGGAGTTGGAATGAAAGTGAAACTTGAAAATGGATTTGAATGTTATGTTTTCAAAGGCACTGACATTAAAAGGCTAAACCCTCTCAAATAAAAAATAGCGCATAGCCTGAGTTATGCCTTTGTTCCGGCTTTTGCGATGGCTATGTGCGAAGGAATAAGGCATTAACTCCCGGCTACTACTGACATCATCAGTGATAGCACTCCAAATCATTTGCTGTATTAAATAAAAACAGCGATAAGGTTGACAGGAGATTATATAAGTTGGATTTTTGCGTGAAATATTAAATTAAAATGGTTGGATTAATCGGATTTGAGGAAAGCCAGGCTGTATGCAATGAGTTTCGTGCGATGGGGCACGAGTTCTATTCATGCGACCTTAAACCAACATCTGGAAATTATCCGGAGTGGCACTTACAGATGGACATTTACGAGGCTATTGATTCACGTGAATGGGACTTTATTGGCTTACATCCTACCTGTACTAAAATGACATTATCGGGTAATAGGCACTATGCACCTGGTAAGCCAAGGCATAATGAAAGACTTGAAGCAGTTGAATGGACCATTAAGCTATGGCAATATACCATTTCTCGCTGTGGCAAGGCATATATGGAGAATCCAATGGGTGCAATGAATAGTGACATAAGACTTACGAAGCCACAGATTATTCAGCCTTATTTCTTTGGTGATGAATTTCAGAAAACAACTTGTTTGTGGTTGCATGGATTGCCTTTACTGTATCATTCAAAGGAAGTTGACTTGTTTGAAAGTAATGTAACCCATGTTGGGAGGGGTGAAATGTGGGTTGCTAAAAGTGGTAAGGTTATGCCTAAGTGGTATGCCGAAAGTGCATCAACAAATAATGAAGCAAATAGAACTTTAAGAAGCAAGACCTTTCCAGGAATTGCGAAAGCCATCGCTACCCAATGGTCATAAAAAAAGCCCGATTAAGGGCTTTTTCTTTGTTATGGATTTTATTTCTCTCTCAGTTGCTTCAGGTGTTCTATTACCTGGCGATACATCAGCAACCAGTGATCTTCAAGTTCCTTATATGTCTGCTCACTTATGTGTTTACAGATATACCTTGACTTGTCTGGGTTCTCGATTATGAAGTCGATTGGGTTCATGGCGTTGTAGGTTATGGTTCAAATATTTTGTCAGATTCAGATTGTATTTTTGTGGCCTGGGCAATGGAGAATTTGCCTTTTGATTTCAGATATGCCTGCATTGTCTTGCCGATAAGCCAACATTGCCTGGGGTCGGGGTTTATACCCACCATCCTCAATACCAGATTTATATCCTTGGCATATAATTCATCCTCAGTGTCAGGGAACGATTCACGCTCAATGTCACGCAATTGTGCTGCAAGATTGAACTGGTTAGCAGCAATGGCAGCAAGTTTCAAAGCGTTTATTCATTTTTTTGATTTCTTGGCTCCTTCGAGCAGGGCGGTTAAGTCCATATGGTTATTTTGTTAGGGGGTTAAGGTTCGTACACTGTAACTCGTTTGCTATTCAATGCCTCCTGTTCTTTCTCAAACCGTTCATCGTACTTTGACTCATCTTGTACATATCGTATGATAACGGTTATGCTTCGTTTTAGCCTCCTTTCAAAGACATATTTAATCCTGAGTCTATACGGCACTAAATCATATTCAGGAATTATCTTGCAACACTCGAAGGTTTTTAATGATTTTGTGCTGTTGCCATTTTGCAAGTCTATTTGGTATATTTTTACTTGAGCCATTTTAAAGCGATTTAAAAGCGTTTCGGTGTTAAGTGGCATAAGACGTTGTTTAATGCCTTGTTAATTAACCACAGGCAAGATGTAGCCCATTCGCTGGTATTTTTGCCATTGATTCTTTCCTGTCCTTGTGCGGGTCGATAATCCTGTCGATGATATGTTGCTGCTTATCGGGTAGTTCAAACAGCGATTTAATCAGGAATGTTACCTGCTGCCTGTAATATGGGTAAGTGTTGAACCTGTCTGAAACCTTCTGTATCCCATGAAGAACGGTGGCATGATCAAATCCTCCCATTTCAGAGCCAACCTGGTCACACGGCATCTTTAAACTAAACATGATTAAGGCAAAACAAAGCTGACGAGGATCAACTATTTCACGCCTTCGGGTTTTTATACGGATCAACGCACTATCGACATGATATGAATTACAAACAGCACTAACTATCGCATCGATACTCGTTGGGTCAGGTTCAGGTGGAACCTCTATCGCCCTGAACGTGTCAGCAAATTCTTCCATCTGTTCGGGAGTTATAATAAACTCCCCCGTGTTCCCCTTGTGATTGCGTAGTTCAATCCTACCAATCATGCGTAAGTATTCCTGTGCTTTCATTGTGCGCCCCTTTCTGCCATGAATTTGGCGAAGAGTTCGGGGGCGGTAGCAGATTCAAATGGAGTTAATAGTGTTGGGTCTCCTTCCTTATACCATGAAAATGAATCCCTGCGCAATGTTCTTTTCCAATTGTTCTCTTCCTTCCATTCCAAAAACTCAATAGCAAGGTTCTCAACAGCAATGTTTTGATAGTCAATCAAGGCGTGATTGTACCCATCCGCAAAACCTTCAGCCATTGCATTAATTTGACTGAATGTTTTCGGCATACCCATTGTGCGCTTTGCTTCTTTTAGCAGATTATCTCTGTATTTTCCTGCTGCCTGCTTAATCTTTTCCTGTGGTATCATTGGGTTGGGTGTTATTGGTTAATCTGAATAAAGTTTGTACTTCTGACAAATCTCGTCTGCATCAATACGGCTTTTTACGTTGTAAATTTCTCCACCGTCTTTGATATTCGCATCAATGTACTTTGTGCCTTTCAAAATTTTATATCGCTCCCGTCTGATTATAACGAGTTTTCTTTTATCGGAAAATGAAATATCAAAGAATGAAGGTTCGGTCATTACATCGCCATTTGTTAACCATTCACAGGCATTACACTGATATTCCTTTCGTGCGGTTCTGATTGCGTGTGATAAAACTTCTGACATCTTTTCGAGTGTTTAATTTTCAAATTTACTACCTCGTCAACTATCTTGTCAATCGTTTGACTGTTTTTATTTTAAGTACGCCTCAATTTCACGAAAGAAATCATTTACATTCCAGAATAAAACATACTTGTTCCCTGCTGACATTGCAGCCAGTTCCCATTCGTGCTGTGCCTTGCTCTGGATGCCATCTTTCTTGACAATAATATTCTTGTTCCCAATGTTGTAAATGTCGCCCTTACGAACTTTGCCTTCTAAACAGAGCGATCCATGACCATGACGGGGTATGTTCAAAATCAGATCAGCAACACCGGCACGTACTCCCATACGTTTGAATTTTGCACCCTCAATCGCATTCCTTGATCCACCATTAGGGCAATGGTATAAATTCAACTTCAACTCAGGGTATTTTGAATCGAACCATGCTACTGCTAATTCTTGAAGTTTGTCCTCGGCTGTCATTGGTTGTTATTTTTTGGATCGTAATCATCACAAGTATTCCAAAATTCTCTAAGCGTGTCCCATGCTGAAAATGTAGGGCTGTTTTTAATTTCATTGTCAAACCTCGGGTGTTTACAATGCAAATGAGTTGTTTTAAAAACCTTAAATTGCTGTCCAGCCCATCTACAATTATAACACTTCTGTTTATCTTTTGCTGTCATTTATCCGTTTTTAAGTGGGTGTTAAAATTCAAATCGTTTGCCTGTAGCCTCGTTAATCTGACTTCTAAAATAGTCGTCAAATGTTTCTCCATTGGTTGAAAAGAATGTTCCATATTTCTTCTTAACCAAGTCTGCAAATATCAATACATCGTAATCAACTGCATTCATCATGTCAATTGTTATTAATTTGAATGGGCCGGATTTTGGAAGTCCTGCTAAAATTACGATTGGTTTATTTATGTCAATTACAAATTGTTCCATTCTGCTAAAATCAGCCATTGCTTCATTTGGCTTTACCTCTCCGTAAAATCCATAGTCAGGGAAATAAAAGTCGGGTAAATATCTTTGTCCGTTAGAAAGTTCGTAGCCTTCTGATTCGTAAGTCCAATTTACATTGATAGCATCAAAGTAAACAGCCCATCGAGCCTCTAAGCGTGAACGGAATAAATGACCCTTGTATTGGGTGTCTATGGCTTTAAAATGGCGTATCATCTGACTTGTTTGGTTTTACAGGAAATTGAGTTGATATTGGCATATTTTTATTCACTAATTCCGGTGAAAGAACTCCATCTTCAAGCCAATTTACATTGTCGTGAATTACTGTACCATTGGGAAATGAAAACTCACTAAATCTATTGTTATCAACATTATACTTCCATTCACAATTTCCTACTTCTCCAAGGTGTTTAAACTTAACCTTATTGACGTGTGTTGTGATGTATTGGTTCTCAAAATCCCTGTAAACTGTAATCCCGAAATCTGTTTTATTGAAGAAGTTTGCAGATCCGTTTATGTCATAAAGAGTTGGCATTTCATAAACTCCATTATTCTTATTCATCTTTTTTGGGTGAGCAACCAAGAATAAGATTATGTTATTCTTGTGAGCGAAGTTAACCAATGTGTCAAGAAATCTACTGATGTACTGTGTCTCATTTTCACCTGGACTTGTTTGATGTTCAAGTTTGTTATATGGGTCAATTACTAATATCTGAACTCCCTTTCTCAAAACCAACTGCCGTGCCTTACTCAGAATATTGTCCAAAGTAAAACTATCTTCCGGCATTATCCAATAGAACTGATCGTTGATATGCTTTTTGGCTTGATAATATTCATCATTTGTCATTGTGTTCTGTCCAAACTTTCTACCTGTAAGCAATTCTGAAATTGCAGCAGTATGCAATTCAATCGGGAATGTCTCAGGGCTAAAGAAAGCGGATTTCATTTTGTACATCAAGTTCAATCTCGAAATTATAAAATCAACAAACTTGCTTTTACCGTGTGAAGGAATCCCTGTGACTGTGTACAAACGACCAAACTCAAAACTTATAAGTTTATCAAAGTCAGGCATACCGATTGTAAAGCCTTTGTTTAGCCCATTGACAAAAAGATTATTTAGTTCTTCCTCAATGTCAATTACAGTGAATGCACCGTCAATTGGGAATGGTGCTGCTGAGTTTATGATTTCTTTCAGCTTGTCAGAACCATGCTTAATAAGTACCTCATTGGAGTCTTTGCAATCTCCAAACTCAACCTTGTAACAGCGATCAACTCCTAACCTTGCTGCAAGTTGTGTGCGAAGATTTACTCCCGGATCATCCTTATCTGTAGCTATTATAATCCGGTCAATGTTCTCAAAATAATCAATGCAGTTATCAAGATATTTCAAATTATTCAAAGACTTACTGGCTCCATTTGGAACTGATACAACGTAACTGAAACCAACCTGCTCAATTGCCATACAGTCAAACTCTCCCTCGGTAATGATAACTGTGGTATTTTTCTGAATGGAATCAAGGTTAAACAAAATCAACTCTGCTCCCGATGTTAAACTGAAATTCTTTTCACCATCACGGTATTTCACGTTTATCAGTTTCCCATCACGGTAATACGGGAACATGATTGCGTTGCGCTTCTTTTCGATCTGAGGAAAGTAATGCTCACCTTCTGATATTTTAAACCGCTTCATGGTTGATTCAAACAGTCCACGATTCATAAAGAAAGCTGCCATTCCCTGACTGTATGCCTTTGCTTCCAATATCGGGGCAGGGAACTTGTATTCAACGGGTTTTATTTCTTCTCTCATAACTCCAAATGTTCTATCGCAATTGTGGCAATAACCAACGCCTTCGCTATTGTTCCATGAAAATGATTTTGCATTCTTATGCTTCCTTTCAGCAGAACAAGCCGGACAAGTGGTATAATTCTGACCGGACTTTTTAGGTTCAATCTCAAACTTCTCCTTGGATTTTATGTCGATGATTACCATTAGTAGGTCATTTTTTGTTTTTGAACAGCTGGTGTTGATCCGATTGGTGATTTAAAATTATTCCTACTCCATCTTTCCAATCGTCTTTTAGTATCCCAAGTTTCTTCTAATTGAAATTTAACCTTTGTTCCAAGTTTAGTTGGTTCTGTCCAATAAGAATAAAAATCGTTGCACATATCCCTTCCATAAACTTCTACAAATGGCTCAATACTTTTTTTGAAACTTGCTATATCTATAATTACTATTTCTTTCTTTTCCTTCTTATCATTCTTGTTTGTCGCCCCTCGTTTGCCCTTGGATTGCCCCGTTGCTTGCCCTTCATCTTCTTCTAAAGTCTGATAAGTATCATATTTACAGATAGATATCATAGTCCCGTTGCTTGCCCCAAAAACGTCAATTTCTTTAGTCTTTTTTAACTTACTTATTGCAAACCTAACTGCCTTATCTGATAGTTTTAATTCTTCTGAAAGGTGTTTTATTGAAGTAAATTTCTGACCTCTTTTTATCTCAACTCCCCTCCAAATTATATCTTCGTGATTCGCATTTAAAAGTAAATGAATGAATAGCCTGAACACGTTGGCATCATCGTACCATTCCCACGAACACATTTGTCGGTGTAATTTTATCCAGCCATCCATAATACAATATCACAAAATACCCACAAAAGTAAATACCGGACAGCTTTGGGTTCCACGCCATGATGCTGTGCCGGTATTACTAATGCAGGTGAAAGAAAATAGGTTACTCATAGCGTGGAACATTGAGATCGCAAATTTACAAATAAATTAATTACTCTGACAAATTACTCAGCAAGTTTCCACAGATGCTCAGGGACGTTGTAGTATCCAGTTCGTTTGCTTGGTGATTTGACAAGTTTAGGTGTGATGGGTCTTTTAAACTCATCCTGTGTTGCGCTAAGTGACGACATAGCCCTTCTGATAGAAGTAAGCGGGCATCTGTTCTTCCACCAACTTTGATATATCTGCCAGACTTGCGAAGGTGACAAAGGGATGGCTTTCTGCTGAAATATAAGCAGAACTCTGTCGTTCTGTTTTTCGGCTTTAGCGCAAGCTAATTCAAGTTCGTTCTTTCCGAGAAAAATTGTGTTGAAAAATTGGCTCATGGGTTTTTGGTTTATGGTTAGAAAGCGGTTTTATTAAACTCTATTTTCAGTCCAGGCTTGGCTATATTCGGTACGATTCCGGTTGTTTCGGTAACTCGTCTTACAATTTGTTCTGCATCAGAGTTACCGTTGCTCAGGTGGATGATAACGATATTGTTTACCTGAGAGGTGTCGTTAGCTTTAAGGAACCCGATCATTGTGTCCTCAGACATATGGCTTTTGCGGATTCTGTTAGCCAGTGCAGGGTTGATCTTGCTTGATTCAAGGTTACGCTCAAGCACGTTGTCAGAATAATTCGCTTCCACAATGATATTGTTCAGTCCTGGGAATACAAATGGGGAGTAATAAGTGTCAGTCAAAAACGAGCAAAGTCCCATCTCCTTATGCTGAATTAAATACCCGAAATTTTTCACATCGTGCTTCAAGAGGAAGGGCATTACCATAAACTCCCCGATCTTGTATTTAAGTCCTTCAACCATAACCTTTGCCCTGTGAGGGTGAATGTCAGAACTTGCCAACGTTTCTTCGTTTGAGTAAATGTCAATTCCGGCTGCTGCGTATTCTTTTGCTCTATGGAAATGGTCAAAATGTAAATGGCTCGCAATCAAACCGTTAACCTTTGAAATGTCATAATTCAACGCTCGCTTTGCCTTCACCAAGGGAACTCCGGCTTCAATGATTAAAGCCGAAGTTTCCCCGATTAGTAAATATCCGTTACCGGAACTGCTACTGCCCAAAATGTGAAGTGTACCTATGCTGGCAACAAGTTACAAATGATGAAAAGCATTGCCTTTGTGATACAG